TCTGTATGACTATGACAAGAGTATTTCGTTAAGTGACTGTACACGGATGCAAGCGAATCAAATTATAGAGGTAACACTCGATTGGATATTTCACAACGACATACCGCTTAGTTATAAAACAAGCGACTTGCTGAAACAAGATAAATCGTTCTTATACTGGTCAACTGTTAACCGTAACTGTGTAATATGCGGAAAGCCTCACGCTGACCTAGCACATTATGAAGCGGTTGGCAGAGGCATGAACAGAAATAAGATGAATCACTATGACAAACATGTATTAGCGTTATGTCGCGAACATCACAATGAGCAACATGCGATTGGCGTTAAGTCGTTTGATGATAAATATCACTTGCATGACTCGTGGATAAAAGTTGATGAGAGGCTCAACAAAATGCTGAAAGGAGAAGACAATGGGAGAAGTATCGTGGATAAAACTTAAAGTTGGCATGTTTGATGACAGCAAAATCAAATATATCGAAGCTTTACCCGAAAGAGATACGATCATAACTATTTGGGTTAAGTTGCTAACTTTATCAGGAAAGTACAATGAACAAGGTTATATTATGCTATCCGAAAACTTGCCGTACAACGAAGAAATGTTAGCAAATGAATTTAATAGACCTATTAACTCAATAAGGTTAGCAATTCAAACTTTTGAGACATTGGGCATGATTGAAAAAGTTAATGGTGTCATAAAAGTGACAAACTGGGAGAAGCATCAAAGCTTAGATAGCAAAGCTAAGCATAAAGAAAAAAATAAATTGCGACAACAACGCTATCGAGAGAGACAGAAAAAGTTACTAGAAGCAAAACGTAACGTTACGGTAACGTTACGTAACGATACAGAAGAAGAAAGAGAAGAAGAAAAAGAAGAAGAATATAAGAATAAAGAAGAAGAAAGAGAAGCCGTCTTCTCATCTTCAATAAAATATATAATTGCAAATTTGGATGATAAGTTAACGCCTAATCAAATGGAGCAATTAGGGTTTGCTATTGATGATATAGGTACGAACGCTTTTGAAGTTGTAAAAGTAGGTGTTGAGTACACTAAAAGCAAAAGTGCGCATGGTGGCTACTTAATTAAAGTTTTGAACAACTGGGCTAAAGAGAATGTCAAAACAAAAGAAGATGCAGAACACAAAATAGCGCCTAGGAAAAACACAACTGATGATGTCATTGCGCAAATGGAAAAAGAATTGAGTGATGACTAATGCCGATGAGCAAAACACAAGCATTAGAAATTATTAAAAAAGTTAGGTACGTATACAACATCGATTTTGATAAACCAAAGTTAGAAATGTGGATTGATGTATTAAGTCAAAACGGAGATTATCAACCAACTGCAAAAGCGGTAGATGGATATATCAACAGTAACAACCCGTATCCGCCTAACTTACCAGCAATCATGCGTAAGGCACCTAAAAAAGTATCTATCGAGCCGGTAGACAACGAAACTGCTACACACCAATGGAAAATGCAGAATGACCCCGAATATGTCAAACAAAGAAAAATAGCGCTAGATAACTTCATGAATAAGTTGGCAGAATTTGGGGGCGATAACGAATGAATTATGGACAATTTGAAATTGAAAGCACAATAATCGCTACGCTGCTCAAACAACCGGACGTACTAGAAAAGATACGAGTTAAAGATTATATGTTTACGAACGAAAAGTTTAAAACCTTTTTCAATTATGTAATGGACGTCGGAAAGATAGATCATCAAGAAATTTATTTAAAAGCAACTAAAGATAAAGAATTTTTAGATGCAGATACTATAACTAAACTTTATAACTCCGATTTCATTGGATACGGTTTCTTTGAACGTTATCAACAAGAATTATTGGAAAGTTATCAACTCAACAAAGCTAACGAATTGGTAACTGAGTTCAAACAACAACCTACGAATCAAAACTTTAACAACTTGATTGATGAACTCAAGGATTTAAAAACGATTACTAACAGAAAAGAAGATGGAACCAAGAAGTTTGTTGAGGAGTTTGTCGAAGAGTTATACAGCGATAGCCCTAAGAAGCAAATTAAGACGGGTTACAAGCTAATGGATTACAAAATAGGGGGATTAGAGCCATCACAATTAATCGTCATCGCAGCGCGTCCCTCAGTGGGTAAGACAGGCTTTGCATTAAACATGATGCTGAACATAGCACAAAATGGATACAAAACATCTTTCTTTAGTCTCGAAACAACCGGCACATCGGTATTGAAACGTATGTTATCAACAATTACTGGTATTGAGTTAACAAAGATAAAAGAAATCAGGAACTTAACGCCGGATGACTTAACAAAGTTAACGAATGCGATGGATAAAATCATGAAATTAGGCATCGATATTTCTGATAAAAGTAATATCACACCGCAAGATGTGCGAGCGCAAGCAATGAGGCATTCAGACGGGCAACAAGTTATTTTTATAGATTACCTTCAACTGATGGATACTGATGCGAAAGTTGATAGACGTGTAGCAGTAGAAAAGATATCACGCGACTTAAAGATAATCGCTAACGAGACAGGCGCAATCATTGTACTACTTTCACAACTGAATCGTGGAGTCGAGTCTAGGCAGGATAAACGACCAATGCTATCGGACATGAAAGAATCAGGCGGAATAGAGGCAGATGCGAGTTTAGCAATGCTACTTTACCGTGATGATTATTATAACCGTGACGAAGATGACAGTATCACAGGCAAATCTATTGTTGAATGTAACATAGCCAAAAACAAAGACGGCGAAACCGGAATAATTGAATTCGAGTATTACAAGAAGACGCAGAGGTTTTTCACATGAACACCATGCAATTCAAAAGCTTATTGAAATCGATGTATGAAGAGACAAAGCAAAACGACCCGATTGTAGCAAATGTCTATATAGAAACTGGTTGGGCAGTTAACAGATTATTAGACAATAACGAGTTATCGCCTTTCGATGATTATGACAAAGTTGAAAAGAAAATTATGAATGAAATCAACTGGAAGAAAACGCACATTAAGGAGTGTTAAAAATGCCGAAAGAAAAATATTACTTATACCGAGAAGATGGCACGGAAGATATCAAAGTCATCAAGTATAAAGACAACGTAAATGAAGTTTATTCGCTCACAGGAGCCCATTTCAGCGACGAAAAGAAAATTATGACTGATAGTGACCTAAAACGATTTAAAGGCGCTCACGGGCTTCTATATGAGCAAGAATTAGGTTTACAAGCAACGATATTTTTGATATTTAGAGGTGGCACATGGAAATAGAAATTAAATTTAACGAAACGTTCGAGGCACCTATGGGCTCGCCTCGTCCACGCTTTCGTAATACAGGTAGATTTGTTCAAACATACATGCCAACAGCTTATACAAATCATAAAGCGTATATACAAGGGCAAATGCCTAAGTTAAATCTAGAGCGCGCACTAAAAATCGAATTAGACTTTTACTTTCCATTACTTAAATCATGGTCGAAGAAAAAGAAAAGTGAAATGGTTGGACAGTATAAAGTGACTAAGCCGGATATCGATAACTTAATTAAAACAGTATTAGACGCATGTAATGGTCATGTGTGGAAAGACGATAACCAAATTACAGAAATAACTAGCTCAAAGCGTTATGGACTAGAACCAAAAATAATCATGCGAGTTGAGGAAGTGATCTAATGCAACAGCAAGCATATATAAACGCAACGATTGATATAAGGATACCTACAGAAGTTGAATATCAGTATTTTGATGATGTGGATATCGAAAAAGAAGCGCTGGCAGATTACTTATATAACAATCCAGACGAATTACTAGAGTATGACAATTTAAAAATTAGAAATGTAAATGTAGAGGTGGAATAAATGAGTGTCGTGAAGATTAACGGTAAACCATATAAATTTACCGAACATGAAAATGAATTGATAAAAAAAGAACGGGTTAACTCCTGGAATGGTTGCAAAAAGAGTACGTGGTGGCTGGGCGTTGTTAGAAGCCTTAAACGCACCTTATGGCATGCGCTTAGCTGAGTATAAAGAAATCGTATTATCCAGAATTATGCAACGAGAGAGCAAAGAACGTGAAATAGCTAGGCAACGACGTAAAGAGGTTGAACTACGTAAGAGGAAACCACATTTGTTTAATGTACCACAAAAACATTCACGTGATCCGTACTGGTTCGATGTCACTTATAACCAAATGTTCAAGAAATGGAGTGAAGCATAATGAGCATAATCAGTAACAGAAAAGTAGACATGAATGAAACGCAAGACAATGTTAAGCAACCAGCACATTACACATACGGCGATATTGAAATTATAGATTTTATTGAACAAGTAACGGCACAGTATCCACCACAATTAGCATTTGCAATAGGTAATGCAATCAAATACTTGTCTAGAGCACCGTTAAAGAATGGTCATGAGGATATGGCAAAAGCGAAGTTTTATGTAGATAGAGTGTTTGACTTGTGGGGGTAATGACCATGACAGATAACGCGCGTAAAGAATACTTAAACCAATTTTTCGGCTCTAAGAGATATCTGTATCAGGATAACGAGCGAGTGGCACATATTCATGTAGTAAACGGCACTTATTACTTTCATGGGCATATCGTGCCAGGTTGGCAAAGCGTGAAAAAGACATTTGATACAGCGGAAGAGCTCGAAATATATATAAAGCAACATGGTTTGGAATAT